TTATCGTTATGGAACTATATTATTTACTAATCCAAAATCCCAGTCTATCTCCGCCCGGGCTTGGATACCATGTGGTATTTTTAGGTTGCGGCTGGGTATATTCTTTCCATACTGGATATATTACGTTACTGTTGTGATTGCTGAAATCATCATTCCAACGCAGATGCACTTCAATGATTTTACCATCTACGTATTCTACATTGACCCAGGGAGTCAGTTTCCACAAATTTCCCAATACCTGTGGAAATTTATACCTGTCTGCAATTCGTTCCCAACGGCTGAATCTATCTAATCTATCGCTGTCGCGAAATCCTTCTACTGTTAGCTCTTGTATGCCATAATGAAAGTCTACACTGGTATGGCGACCAGTAAACCATTCTGTCCAAAAATATCCATCGGGTATCTTATCGGTGTCCGTGGGTGTTAGCCATTGTTTTGTAGCACCGCGACTCATCATGCGTATGTTGGTTATAGGGCGAACAATGTAGTGTGCTGGTTTAGGCACTGCTATGCCAGCTGGTCCAGCTGAATATCCGTTTTTACGTGCTAGAATTAGTTTGTCATAGATCCAAAGATAATCTGTAGGACAAGTTGCCCAAACATCTTTATCGTCTATGTACATGTTATCTGGGTTATGTCCAAGGACGGCCAACGACTAATGTACTGGTAGTTCCCACGGTACTGGTATTGCTAATATACTTGTCTGCTAGTAAATTTACGTTATAGGTGTTACGACTTCTATAAAAAGTAGAACTACTATCCCCGCCTGCTTGTTTACGTAACTGTGCCAAGCCTAACTTAGCAATTTGTCTTGCTGCTTTTGTAGTAGAAGTTGATGAAATAGTGTTACTACTGTAAATTGTAGTAGAAGTAGTAATGCCATAAGATCCCAATGTACCACTGACCAATACTGTAGCTGTGGTAGAAGGATTTACTATGTAAAACTGCATAGTAGATGTGCTAACACCTTCTAAGACATTTACCAATGTTTTAAGCTGTGCAACTGTGGTTGATGTAGTAGCGGTGGTAGACAACTTTGTAGCACTGTTGAGGAAACTTTGAACTAGGATAGGCATAGTGTATTTACTGTTTGATCGTTATGTCAATCTTACAAAAACCTGCCCACTGGTGCCAGTTTTATGATATGGATTTCCTACTGCTACGTTGGCTGCGGCTGCGGCTGCATCATTTGCATACGGTCCAGGTATACCTGTCCAGGCTGTGGTTTGTATTGTGGAGTTAGGGAATGTTAATGATCCATTGCTGCCAAAGGTCCATTCTGGTGCTGTCGTTGCCGCAACATAATTTGCAGCGGTCACAGTTATTGGAAAGTTATGCCCAATAGTGGTGGCATTGTAACCAAATCCGATAACACCGCTGCTGGTATTTGTAATCCTAACGTTGGTGAAAGTTTGCGTGGTAGCATCACTGTAGGTAATGGTTATGGGACTAAGTAAATTATACTGAGAATTGCTAAATGCTGAACTAGGATCAATCAGTGCCAGTAGTTGAGCGTTAGAGCCCACATCTACTAAGGTCATACCTGATACTTGACCAGTTGAGGTATTACCGTATAAGTCTTGTGTAAAGACTGCTTGATAACCGACCTGAGCAGTGTCTGTTCCACTACGTACAATACCTGCGGTAGACAATGTTAGTTTACCAGTTGAACTAAGAGTAACTGTAGATGTGCCACTGACTAGTGTTGAAGTTGATACTGATGGAACATTAGTTATGTTACTGTATGCTACTGTTCCTGTCCAAGCTGTGGTCTGAACAGTGGCGTTAGGGAATGTCAACGACCCATTAGTGCCAAAGGTCCAATTGATGGTTCCTGTAACAGCAATAATAAATGAGGCACTTGAGCCACCGCTTGTAACTGTTATAAGTTCGCCATCAAGATATCCAGTACCAGCGACAGTAATAGCAATAGCACTGGCATACCCTCCACTATGAGTAACGCTGACCCTTAGTCCAGTTCCTGACCCGCCCGTTGTAGCCAAGTTGGCTGCCGGATTTTGTTCCCAGCTGCCACTAGAGGATGCAATAGCACCAACGCCAGTTGGTACACCGTTGGGAACATTTATTATCAAAGGGTCAGTGGTAGATATAGCACCATTTGTGCCAAAGGTCCAGGCCGCTGAGGCTGAAGAGGAGGTAGTAGTGGCTCGTATTTCTACGTTGCCGCCGTTGACTAACTTGACATAGCGACTGTCATCGCCAAGATACAATTCAGTTGCGCCGCCACCTGCGGTTAAGTGTAGGTGGTCACCATCGGGGTTGGCGGTTGGGTAAATTACCAATGCTTGATAAGCATTAGCACCGCCTGCAGGAGTTAGTCGAATAGCACCGGTAAGTCCACCACCTTCTGCAATGATGCCACCTGCGGGTAATGTTAGACTACCACTTGTGCTAAGACTAACTGTGTAAGCACCATTAACCAATGTTGAGGTTGTAGCAGATCCGGCACCACCAGATGAGCCAGTGTAACCAACTGTACCAGTAGAACCTTGACTGCCGGTATATCCTGTTGCTGTACTTGCTGAGCCAGTGTAACCAACTGTACCAGTAGAACCTTGACTGCCGGTATATCCAGTTGCTGTACTTGCTGAGCCAGTATATCCAGTTGCTGTACTTGCTGAGCCAGTATATCCAGTTGCTGTACTTGCTGAGCCAGTATATCCAGTTGCTGTACTTGCTGAGACAGGATTGCCGTTAATGGTTAAGTTGCCGCCTGCTATGCTCACCGCCACGCCACCTAAATAGATAGTACTAGAACTCACGTACAAACTACGCCATTGGCTTGATGTAGATCCTAAACTTCTAACACTATCCTGATCTGGCACTAGGTCAGTAGAAACAGTTATTGAGGTTCCTGTTAAATGAGATAACTGATTAATCTCCCATACTCCTGTAGAAGACAATCTTGCACGTTCTGCAAATCCAGAACCGTTGTTAGTAAAAAAACTAAATCTAACTGGAATGTTTAGAGTAGAAGGTACTCCATCAACTGTTGCTGAAATAGCGGCTGAGCCGACTATATTGGCTGAAGGGTCACTTGCAAAAAAACCAATATCTATAATATCGTCACCGTTTTGCACCGCCGCTGTTGCGGTTGATGTGCCTCGTGTTCTGTAGAAATTGAAATTTACAGCATCAGCAGTCTCATGATGCTGTGCAAATGTGAATCCTGCTCCAAAACCGTTCGAGTAAGTATTTCTTTGAATATAAAGATTAGCATCTGCTTGACCTCTACCAACTATTAGAGTGTTTGTAGTTGTTGTATAGGATAAACCTTGAGCGGGACCAAGTAGTTGTCCGCCTAGATAAATTGGAACATCACCAACTCCTCCAAAATTTAATGTGCCAGGTCCTGCACTGCCTGTATAGCCTACTGAACCCCAGTAACCAACATTACCTGCTGATCCTGTATATCCATTAGTTCCTGTACTTCCTCTACTTCCTGTGTAGCCGTTGCTGCCACCTCCACCAAAACTAGCGGTACTCAAATAATTAAAGTTACTGTTAACTTTAATAAAGGCAGATCGCAGGCTATCACCGTTACCGGCGTTTGCACTTGATCCTGTGTTAATATATTGAATGGTCATTATCTAATTTCCGCTAATTTTTAATTGATTCTTGCTAAGAATATCTGTATTCTTGAATGGTTCATGACACTATTTATGTTGACTTTTCCGGTATTATATGTTACAATAAATACTATGGAAAAATAAACAGTAGTATAAAATGTCAACTCTAATCTTAAATGCAGACGGAAGTCCAATTTCCTATCTTCCACTATCAACAATTTCGTGGGAAGAAGCTATCAAGTATATAGTGCTTGATAAAGCCACTGTCTTGGAATTTTACGAAGATTGGATCGTACATAGTGCAAATTGGGAAACGGCTGTGCCCAGCGTTATGATACTGAAAGAATACGAAAAACGCAAGACCAGCATTCGGTTTTCCAAGCAGAATGTATTTCTTCGTGATGGGCATGTTTGCCAATACTGTGGTGATGATGTTAATAAGAAAACTGCTACATTAGATCATGTGCTGCCAGTTAGCCACGGTGGAAAGACTACCTTTGAAAATACTGTGTGTGCCTGTGCTAATTGCAATGCCAACAAGGGTAATAACAAGAAGATTGTGCCCAAGACCAAACCTTACAAGCCAAACTACTTCCAGTTGGTTGAAAAGCGTAAGAAATTAAGTTGGGATTACCAACATCCAAGTTGGAAAAACTACTTAGAATAAAAAAGCCCTGAAAAGGGCTTTTATTTTGATCGGTAAACAATACGACATTTGGTTAAGTCGTATGGGCTCATTTCTACTCTAACACGATCCCCTTGCAGGATTGTTATTCTATTCTGGCGCATCTTTCCCGAGATGTGCCCCAATACTGTAGAGCCTTGCTCTAGTGTTACCCTAAACATTGCGTTGGGTAGTAGTTCTTCAACCTTGCCTTCAAGGCTGATTACGTCTTCTTTAGCCACGATTAAACTGTTTCTCCTTTTAAACCTTTAATTACCAAATTTTTAGCTCGTTTATCCAATAATTTATCTTCTGCTGTATGTATCTGCCTGCTCATAGATGTTACATATTCAAGCATAACAGCACTGCCTTTTTCAGTCCATTTACTGTAGTCAGACCCAGCAGTGCTTCGATAATAAAAATCTTGATTATTCATTAACTCTGTGAGTCCGCCGTAGAGTATATCTTTTATGGCTTCTTTTTCCATATAGTAAATCATATTAAATTTTTTCGCCTGCTCGAAAGCCGCGGAATCGAAGGAATCGAGGGAACCGAAGGCTGTATACGTTTTCACTATCTTGATTGAGGGTTGCCGCATCCGCTCGGACTTCCACAACTTGACCCGGAATAGCTTCTCGACTTTCCCAAAACTCTGTTCTTTGATCGTCTGTGAACCCGCTGCCAACATTGACCGCAATCTTCTTGCCGTCGTCTTCACCTTCACAGATAATTGCACCCATGCGTCCTTCATTTTTACCCGTTCCTTCTTCAACTGCTACAACTGTTAAACTAACTTCGATAAATGGCTTTTGTTTGAGCCAGGATACATGACGCTTGCATACATACTCAGCATCTACATCTTTGATCATAATACCTTCAAAGCCTGATTCGATAGCATCTTTGTTGTATTGTTTAAATTGTAGTTCACCTACTGCTGAGTCCAGATCAACTTCAATTTGTGGAATGATGTCGATACTACCTACTTTGTCAAAAGTGGCTTTCATACTGCGGAGTAGGTTGCTTCGGCGCTTTTGTCCGAGAACGCTTTTGCCCTTTTGAAATTCGCTAAGTGGCAAGATGTCAAACAACATCAAGCGAGCATCTTTGCTTTGAACATCACTTTTACGATGTACCTGTTTCATCAGTGCTTGGAAACTAGAACTAACCATTTCACCATCTAGCACAATGCTACGTTCAAACAATTCAATATTGGCTTCAATTGCTTTAGTGATGTGACTAAAATTTTCCAATTCTTTTCCATTGCGTGTGTACATTGATGCAGTCTTGTTTTCTGCATTAATAATCGTAATAACACGAACTCCATCAAGTTTTGGCTCAAGGAGTTTCTTACCTGTGATTTTCTTTTCGTGGTTGGCACCATCATGCGCCAACATGCATTCAAACACTGGTACAGCGTTCTTTTTAACTTTGTTAATTGTTTTTTCGCTGACACCGCATCGGAGATCTTTGATAAGGATACGACGATACCAATCATTCCATTGTCGTTGTGTACTTGCACTTAGGGCAAGTTCAATTGCATCGCGAGCATCATGTCCTGTGAGTTGTCTAGTGTACAACAGATGACAGAGTTCTTTGAACGCTTCCCAAGGAAGCCCTTGTCCATCAGGTCCGCCATGTGTGGGGACTTTCTTAACACCAAACGTGTAGAGATTGTCCAGGGCCATACGCATGCCTTCAAACAATTCTACGTTGTCAATTTCTGCTTCTAGGATTGCTTCTTTGTTTAGGCGACTAGCGTGGTCTTCCAAACTGGAAATAACTCGGTAACAATCAGACATATTAAAAGGGTAGTTGGTTGAACATACAACAATTATACATTCATTTTAACAGATTGTCAACTGAATTTTTACCAATTTAAACACTAAAACTTGAGCCGCAGCCGCAGGTACTAGTTGCCCCAGGATTTTTTATTGAAAAGCTAGATCCAGAAAGGTCTTCTTTATAATCAATTTCAGACCCTTGGAGATATTGCATACTCATAGCATCTACTATGACTCTAAATTCCCCAATTGGAAACTCAAAATCATCTTCGTTAAATTCTTCATCAAAGGTAAATCCGTAACTAAATCCACTACAGCCACCTCCTTGCACAAAGGTTCTTAAAGCAAGTTTTGGATTGTTCTCCTCCATCAAGAGGTCGGTAATCTTTGTTTTAGCATTTGATGTTATGTTGATCATACTGTTATTTACACAATAAATACTCAAGCAGGAGAAAAACATGGAACAATACATGGATGACTTTGAAAACTACAAACGATTTACGATTAAATGCAAATGCGGTTGTCCTGCACACTGCAATCATAGTTGTACCAAATGCGAATACTGTCCGGACTGTGAATGTCCGGACTGTGTAGAACTAGATAAGAGCAGGGGACACAATTAATATGTCATACTGGTCCAGAAATGATACCAAAGAATGGATCATACAATTAGAGCATCGAATCCAAGACATGGACTACTATCTTAATAAAGCAGAGGAATGGTGCGATGAATATGGAATTGATAATAACAACCTAATATTCATGTGCAGTTTTTTAACCTGCGTTTGGGTCAGCAATATGCGGGATGAGCATATCACCTTCAATGAACTTATGGAAATTCTCGGAGTCGAAGAATGGAACGATAAGGAAGAAAAGTACTACGAACTTGATGAATGTTGGGGAAGTTTAGATTTCCACGAGTTCCTAGAAAAGGTTGTGGCAACTTATTCCGAAGTTGATGACGAAGATTAAGAGTAATCTTTAACTGGGCCGCCGTGAGTGGCGCTTTTGAGCTTGCGGCCTTTTAGCTTTACTCCGGAACCTTTTACACCTTGTTTACCAGTTCCTGCTGTATGATCGCTGTCGTGTTTAAGTAAGCCGTTACTCACACATTGACTGTACCTTACATTACTTAAACGACTATGACCTACAGAGCATTGGCTGGCTGTAGGAGCGACTAGTTTCTTTTCAGCTAGAAGCTCTGTAATTTTCATTCGCAATTCCACTTTCTTAAAGCAAGTGTTTTTCTTGTCGGATCCCCATTGGGTTTTTTTGCAGGACCGTCTACTCCACTCATTCTAGCACAGAAGCTTTTACGTCTTTTAGCATCTTTACTGCCGGCTTTTAATTTACTGGGCTTAGTAGTTACCGCTGTTTGTAGTTTACTACCCGGGTTCTCTCTACGGTAAGAAGCAACACCTTTGGAGTTTAATCCTCCAGATTTGCTCTTACCTGCTTTACGCCTCCAGGCTGCTGATTCATCTATAAATTCGTATGCTCTCATGAATTTATTTATTTAAATACAATCATTCCTAACATTACAACTTGCCCAATAAATCCCACGCAGATTGTAGAAACATACAGGAAGTTCTTTTCAATCAACGATTTAAAGAACAATGTAGTCAGTGAGGCCCAAACAAACAGCATAAGATCGTAGGGCGGCAACTTATCGCTTTGTGCTAGGAGCATTGCCAGTAGGGTAGGAACACTGGCAAAGTGCAGGAGCACAATGGTAATCCAACCTAGGGTATGAGCACTAATGTGGCCTAAATGATCCTTGAAGAATGTGTAGACAAAGTTAACCAGTTTAGAGATGAGTCCAATAAATTTCATTTTGAGTCCTTATTTGTAAAAAATATGATTTCCAATTTTTGTAATCTTTTCACGCTTCCACCCTGGATTAATGTAATCTCCATGAAAATACATTGCATCTTTTAAACTAGGTAAACGGAAACCTTCTAATAGAACTTTTTTAGCAACCTCTTCACTTTCCTTAAAAGTAGCTCGATTAACAGGCCTAGCCATAACGGCCCTGTCGCAGACCCAACTAAATTGACAAAGAACTTTTTCATAGACAATGTTCTTTTGGTAGATAGTCTTACAAATGTCGGCTGGATATAGGCCGCTTTCGGTTCTGTTCATAGTTACCTGTGCCACTGCAACTTTGCCTTCAAAGGGCTGATTGCCTGCTTCGTAATAAATGTTTGTGGCAAGGCAGGCTAATTGCCTTTCTCGCATTGCTGTTGTGATTTGAGAACCTTCAGCAGGTATATATTTGTCGAGTTTATCAACAACTACCCATTTAAGCATAAACACCGAAAGCATCAGTGCTGTTACCATTAGTAGAATTTTTACAGCTTTTATTAGAGCAGTAATATCTACGTCCGGTTGTTCTTTATCTAGCGTTAACTCAGTCATTGAAGACCTCCTTTTTCGTTAGTGGTAAAATAGTTATACAACAGTGACTATTGTACAGTCAAAGTTGGTAAAAAGCAACCGATTTTGGTAAAATTTAGGAGCAGACTTGGATTTTGTACAGTTGTTCAAAGCGATACGCATCGACTCTGTCATTGACCATTGGCTCACCTCGAATATTAAGACTTGTATTAAGCAACATTGGGCAACCGGTTAAGTCATACCATTTTTCTAAGAGTCTTCGAATTCCTGAATCGTCCTTTGGGACAGTTTGGACACGACTAGTCCCATCGTGATGAACAATAGCAGGAAATAACTGAGGATGCCTGCAACGAGCAATTGACTGCATATACCTGCTGTCACTCCAGCCGTGGGGCATATCAAAGTACATATCAGCCAACTCTTCTAGAATGACTGGAGCAAATGGCCTAAATTTTTGCCTACGCTTAATTTCATTTACTTGATCCTTAATGTCCGGACCTCTTGGGTCTGCGAGTAAACTTCGATTACCTAATGCTCTAGGGCCAAACTCTGCCCTTCCACTTGCTACACCAACTATTTTGTTATTGTGCAATTCTTTTATGATGTTATCAACTGGATAAGGTCCTGGAATGTCGTGTCCAAGAAACGCATCTGTCCACTGTACCTTATATCTGTATCCTAAGGCGGCAGCTCCGAGGCTACTCCCAGCATCGCCAGGATTGGGCATAATCCAAATATTGGTATAGTAGTTTCCTAATAATCTATTGGCACTACAGTTAAGAGCAACACCACCACCATAGACTAGATTATTACTACGTCCTAAACCTTTAGCTTTTTTAATTACAGTTGCTATCAGTGTTTCAACTAACGCCTGGCTACTGGCTGCGATATCATATTGATCAGCGCCTTCGATAATAGCTGGATCTACTCCCTTGTGTAGGTTGTAGTTAAATGTTAATTTTGTTTCGTTAGCTACGAGTTTAGTTAAATCTACTTTAGGGGTACCGTAGGCAGCCATCCCCATAAGAATATATTCTTCATCCATTGGCCGTAATCCTACGCTATCAGTCATTGCGCTATAAAATAATCCAATACTATGCGGGTATGATTGAGACCATAGCTTTTTATATTCAGCTTTGCCAGTATCACTATCGTACTCGGCATGCCATATGGTAATGGTATCAAACTCGCCAATAGCATCAATGATTACAACCGTAGCATCATCAAATGGACTTGTTTGAAATCCGGCGGCTGCATGACTTAGGTGATGATTATGAGTATAAACTTTTTTGTTGCCCAACAACTCCATATTGCCGGCTCCGATAATATTCTTAACATTTAGATTAGCAAAGATAGGTTTCTGTCCTGCTACTAATTGTCGCAAATACTTTAGTACTGGTCTTTCATAATAGTGTATTTGATAATTTTCAGTATATTTTAGTGCATCTGTTATTATCGATACACAAAGGTTATCATCGTGTTTATGCTTGCTGTATCGTTCGCTGTGTCCGGCAAATACAATATTCCCAGAAGAATCAATGACACTTACGGCGGCATCATGAAAACCGCAACTTAGCCCAATATAATCCATATTATTTGTAGATAAACGGATCTCGCTTACGCAACTCTTCAATGCGTTTTTTCATTTGGCGGCGCTTTTTCCAGTTTATGATCCAGTAATATAAATTTTTAATAGTTTGCATAATTTTATTTAACTCCAATTAACATGTACCGAGTAAATCTCCAATCAGGGTAGGTAAATTGTTTCTCTCCTGCGTATAACTGCTCAGTTACAGGAAACTGTGCTACAAATTCTGCTAGGCAAGTACTGTGTGTGTAGTGGTCATTGTGTATCATGTTGTTGCCTTGTAGTGCAACAACAGTTCCTTTGGGAATTCTGTGCCACCAATCAAAGCTATCAAAGTGTTCTGTGCTGGTGTTAATTAGTAAATCAGGTGGGGCTGACTTAATATCTAATTTGTTACAGTCTGCGGTATGAGCTTTGAACTTCCAATCTTGATAGACCCAACTCTCATTGAACATATCTGCAACCTGTTCACAATAGGGATCAACATCGTAACTTCTAATTATTCCTATATCTAATTGCCCTCTACTACGTAGTAAAAATGCTGTAATTCCGTACCAACCACCATAGATCCAGGCAGTATCCATACTAGAAAACAGTTTCTCTAGTTCTTCACAGAGCCAGATCTTACTGCCAACTTGTCCACTACTGAATGCATCTTTATCTACGCTCAATATCTGACTCATCGCAGGCGTCTCCGTATTGTATTTCAACTATCCTGCAGGGAACATCATATGGGTTAGATAGCTGGTGCCAATCCCCTTTAGCAATTTTATAAGACATGTGAGTAGTTAATTCAGTTGGAGGAAGAGCATACCCATTAGGCATCATTGAATGCACTATGCACTGGCCTTCTGCTACCAGCCAATACTCTGCACGATGTTTGTGCCGTTGCATACTTAATTTTTGTCCAGGTTCTACTGTTAGTTCTTTAACCTTAGTACCGCTAACTTCATGCAGTATTCGATAGTATCCCCAGGGGCGCTCTGTCTTAGGTGCTTTCCATTCTTCTAATATCCAACTGCTACTATTTGCTTTATTAGTACCACCTACACCAAACACAAATTCTACATCATCAAAGACCATTTCTGGAATGTTGTTTTTTGTACGGTCGCCACCATTGGCAAATACTATTGTATCTCTAGGGAACATTTCTTTTACTTGCCTAATAGCATCTATAGCACTATCATCATCGTCATTAAATTCTATAACTCGGTGTACCTGATATAAGTTTTCAATAATAGCTTTACGTTCAGTAAATGGCATAAACGATCTACCCTTTTTACGTGCAAGCCATGCATCGCTATTGACACCTACAACCAAAAGATTACCTAACTGTCGAGCAGCCTTAAAATATGCAATGTGTCCGCTATGTAGTGGATCAAAACCACCTGTTACTAATACAATGTTCATAGTGTTATATAACTTTTCAAATTTCTGTAA